TGTTTACGGAATATGCATTTTCAACACGATAGACGTCGCCGACACTTGGAGAATTCAATAAAGCCAGAGCCGTTACCGACTGCACGCTGTGCTTTCCTGCGACGTTTTCTGTGCCTGTCAAATCGCTGTAGCTGCCGGTTGTTGCGACGGTCGAAAGCGTGCCGATTATATTTTCTCTTTCTGTTTCTGCCGCTTGCCGCTCAGTTTCATTTGCTATGCGCTGCGTTTCGGAAGTCTGCCTGACCGTTTCCGCTTCTGCCGCTGACGTAGTTGTTGAAACGCAACTGTTAACGGCAGAGGTTGTCAATTGAATCAGACTTGTGAGCTGTGTAACATCATCACTTGCCACACTTCCGCTTTCTCCGCTTGCTTCAACCTCTGCAAAAAGAACTTTAGTTGTCAGAATCGAACCGTCCGCATCGGAAACGGCGCATACATATTTTGTTTCGCCGTCGATGTCATATTGCTCTGACGCAAGAATACACGAAGCGGTGCTGCCCGAAAAGGCCGCACTTTTTATTTTCGGATTTGTAACCCCGGGGCGGTAAGCATAAACTGTCAGTATTCCGTTTTCAATATTTTCCCCGACGGGAACTGTTATCTTGTATGCATTGCTGTCACCGGTAAAGAAAGGACGCTGCAAGCGGCTTTCAAAACGGTTTAATGTAATTTCATAAATCATTTTTTTCTCCTTAGCACATTGTTATTGATACTGTTCCTATACTCCAGTTGGAGCTGATGGAAAAACCGCCGTTTTCATAGGTGAAAGTATAAACTCCGTAGGCACCGGTGTTGTCATTTCCGGGATAAAGACCGCTGCTGATAAACGTATTCGTGCGAAGGTCGAATATTGCCGACGTGCAGCACGTCGAAACTGCCTCACTGCTTCGAAAAATAATCAGATTATATCCGGTTGTGGCAGCAGGAAGCGCAGACATTTCAATTCGTGAATTATAAACATTTGTCTTTGGCTGTGCAGTCGGCAAAACGCTTCCGGTACATATTGCATTCGTTCCATATGCCTGAATTTTTGATTTTGAAAATGTACGGCAATCGGTAATCGTTCCATTTTCCACAGTAGCCAGCAGCTCATATTTTGTACTATCCGACGGAAGCGTGCCGGTGCATTTTGGAATATTTTGAAGAACTGCGTCGTTAAAAACGTATACATATTGTTTGCAGGAGGTATCTACGGGAAGAAGCTCACCTCCTGCCAAAACGATATAACTTCCGTCTGCCATTATCACCGTGCCGTCGCCTATTTTGACCTCGGTGTGTTCGCTGTTTCCGAAGGACACCGCACAACAGGCATTGCTTACGGTCACGCCCGAGCCTGCGACCGCCGAAAGCACACTGTTCGGAGTTTCGGGAGTGACTCCCGTTCCGGTCAGTATACCGGTTATTTCGTTTATGTCGTCAACTCCGTATGCAGTGTCTGTTTTGAATTTACTTACATATGCCATTATTCAACCTCCTCGAATTTCGGCTTTTCAATATGACCGTTGATATCGTCGTTTATTTCAACAGCCGTGATTTTTCTCTCATAGGTAAAAACTGCTTTGCTGTTTTCAAACTGTATTCTGAAGGTATCTCCGAGAAAATAATCTGTTCCATAGGTCATGTTTCTGATATCAGCTTCAAGAACATCGGAAATCTTGCATTTCGAAAGCTCTGCCGCTGCTTCGGATTCGTTTTCGGCGGATGAAATCACCGTATACCAATTTTTTAAATTATCAGTCTCGCTGCTGTCTATAACAGCCTCAAAGTCGTCGGGTTTGCGGTCTGATTTTGCAAGCTTTCCGTCCTTAGTACGGCAATAGATATAATCGTCAGTCGTAAAAGCCATGCCAAATTGTGTGCCTGCGCTTGTGACCTTATAGCATTTTGCAAAATTATCAGGATTGCAATCGACAAGCACGGGAATGTTTGAATATGCGTTCCAGCCTTCGTCAACAAGCTCGACCCGTTGGCGGTACGCCCCTCCTCCTGCAAGCGACAGCACGTTATACTGACGTGTCACGCTTTCGGCATTGTTATCGCTTTTTGAAATATACTTGCTAAGCGTTCTGCCGGCTATTAAACGGATTTTGATTGTGCCGTCAGACTTGTCGAGGGTGCATTCAAAGCCTGCACCGGAAAGCCTTAGAATGCGCTCAAGCGTGTTCTCAAAAACAGTATAGCTTTCCGTCTTAAAATCATATAAAGTCAAAAAGCTGTCACAGTCCGAAGACAATTCGAATGCGACGCCGATTGTTTTAGAAAGACATTCTGCGACCATTTCGGATATTGTTTTTTGAGTAAAGCTAAGCGGAGGAAGTATTGATTTTGACGTAAAAAAGCTTAATGTCCTGCAAAACAGAACAAGCTCACGCTCGTCAAGCGTATGCCCGATTACAACAGTCATAAAACGACTGTCCTGCTCAAGAAGCAGAAAGGGCGTTGACAGTACCGCTTCAAGTATTTCATTGTCATTGTCGAAATGGTATTCTGCCGAGCCGATTCCGGAGAATTCCGGGTTACAGTACGCCGATATGACTTTGTCGGTATAAGCGAGCTGAATGCCGCTGAAAGCATATACTCGTATATCCATCAGTAAACCCCCTCGACATATTGATTATCGTAAGAGATATACGCTTTAAGAGTACAGCCGGTCAAAAGATTGTTTATGACTATTCTGTTTGCCCCGACATCGAGCCAAAACTTTGAAAGGCTTGTGTCGGTGCTTTTAAAGTTGGCGATATCTCCGTTTTCAGACGACTTGATAAATCGACCGTCTTTGTGTCTGCTTTTGCAGCTGACAGTAATTTTCTCGCCGTCTGACGGCGTGTAATTCAGCTTGATTTTTTGAATCACCTCGCCGCTTTTATCTTTTTTCAGTATTTCAAAGCCGGCAGTATTTGTCGGCGTGCCTAAGACGGTTACGCAGAACAAAGGCTCTGTTTTTACGTCGCCCTTATTGAATATGATTTTATCGCTGTTGCTCGAGGTCCATATCTGTTTTTCTGTCGCTGTTCCGAGAAGCCATGCACCGCTTGTGCTGTCATATTTTATATTGTCAACTATGCCGTAGCAAAGAGCGTCGGTTTCGGAAAGGTCCGTAAAGTATGGATTGTCGCATATCATTTGCACTACAAAAGAACGATAGGCTCTTCCTTGAGTCTTGAAATCTTCAACGCTTGTCTGATTTACAAAAATCATACGTTTTGTTGCTCCGAAGTGAACCTTTAATGTTCCGGGAAAGGACAAAACACGATAAATCTGCCTGCTTTCGTATTGAAGATTTCCCGAAACGTCAAATTTTATCGTTATCGTCCTTGCCCTTGTTCGAACACTCTTTGTAAACTGTCCGTCATGACCGAGATATTCGTTGACAACATATTCCTTTGGGGGAGAACCAAGACCGAGAACGTCTGTGACCGGCATTTTATATCCGCCGTCCCCACCGAGCTTCAATGCTCCATATTCGTTTTCGTATGTGATATAAAACATTTCAGTCACCCCTCAAAGTTTTTACGCTGTCGGCATTTTTTACGGCTTGCATCTGCTCGTAGACTGTTTCACCGCTTCCCGTAAAATTATAATTGTTTGTTACGCTTGAATTGCTCGTTCCGGAAACACCGGGAGAAGATATGAGCGGCAAGGCAAGCGACGAGCTGAACGAGCCGACAAGCGAAGCAATGTTGTTCATCTGTTCGGCTATTTCCGTTTTAAACGCACTGCCGAATTCTTTTGCGGATTCCGTACCGCAGTCAAAGAAGTTTTCAGGAAGTTCAACACCAAGCTCCGCAAACTTTTCACGAATGGTTTTCACTGTGTCGTCGACAGTTTTTTCGTATTCCTGCTGATAAAGCGAAGCGGAAGTATCGTCGGCAAGCTGCTGCATCGTTTTCCACTGCTCAATCCACGCATTACGCTCCTCTTTTGGAATTCCTGTGAGAGCTTTTGCAAATTTTTGTCCCTCTTCGCCGCCGAGTGCTTTTATTTCCTCAATGAACAAATCGTCAATGCCGTCTTTTTTAAGGTTTTCAAGGTTGTTCTTGAATTCCTCAAGCTGCTTTATTTGCGGAGCAAGGTCAATCAGCTGTGTTTTTGTTTCCTCTTTGCTGTCGCTTATGGTGCCTTTGTAAATCCCTTTGTCGTACACCTGCGCCCATGAAGTGCTGATTTTCGTGATTTCCTCGAACATACTTCTCGGCATGAGTCCGTCGGCAAAGCCCGACATTTTGCTTTTCAGAGTGTCGATGTTCTCTTGAACCGTCGAAATCAGCTTGCTGTATGCATTTGCAATATTCTTTTGAATGCTGTCGAAATACGATTTAATTTCATGCGCATTGTTTTTCCATTCCTCGGACGATTCATTGAAATATGCATCATTCAGCCGTCTGAGTTTGTCATAGTATTCCTCTGCGGAGATTTCTCCTCGTTTGTATTGATTCTTGAGTAAAGCAAACTCGGCATCTCGTGCTTTTTCAAACTCTCTTTGTTCTTCCTCGGTGCGTTCTTTTTCTTCCTTTGCCGATTGGGACGAAAGCTTCTGAGATTTTTCGTAAAGCTCCTTGTTTCCGTTGTAAATCTTTACGTTTGCTTCCTTCCATTCGTCAGAACCTTCTTCAAGATATTTGTCACGGTTTGCCGCAAGCTCGGAATAGTACTCTGCGTCGGATTTCTGTCCCATGTCGTGGAGATAGTCAAGTTCCTTGAGAGTAGCCTTATACTCTTCGACAGATTTTTCTGTTCCGCTTTCTGCTTGCCCTGCGGCGGTTGTCTTTTCCGATGCGGTGGTAAGTTCAGAAGAAATTTCTGCTTCCTTGACCTGCCAAGAAAGCATTTTGTCATAAATGCCATCAATCTCCTTGTTGTACCTTTTGACTTCCTCCTCCGCCGTGTGCATTAAGTCCTTTGTAGATTCTAAGAGAGATTCTGCTTTGTCCATACGTGCCGTTGCTGAAGTGTATTCCTGCGAAATATCGATGATGTTTATGTCGTCGTTTTCATTCCCGCTGAAAGAAAGTCCGGTTCCTGCTGATTTATCATACAATTCTTTTTTTTCATTATAGAGCTTTTTCGCCTCATCATACTCGGCCTCTGCATCCTCATATGCGGCTTTTTTCTCCTCAAAAATCTTCCTTGCATCTTCCCTTGAATATACTGCCTTATCATAGTCGGATTCGTAATATTTGGCAAGTGCTTTTGCCTCCATCAAATCCCTATAGGACTCGGCGAGTTCACGAATAGCAGTGCTTTCAAGCTTGATTTTTCCCGTTTCATCGACGATTGCCGAAGCAAGGTCGGGAAACTGCTCCTTCAGTGCTTTGACAGCGGCGTCAAGCTCTTTGGAGGCTTTTGCTGCCTCCCTTTGTGAAAGAATGAGCTTGCCGGTTGTTACAGCCGTTTGGGCAGACACTCTGTTTGAACCGTCAAGAGCCTTTTCGTTTTCTGATACGCTCTTGTTCAGCAAATCCAGCTTGTCCTTCAGGACAACAAGCTTTTCTGCCATAATGAATGCTGCCTCGCCGCTAGCCTTTGTTTTACTTGCCTGCTCCTCCGCCGCCTTTCTCGCACTGTCATAGTCCTCTTTGATTTTTTGAAGCGATTCGGAAAGCTTTTTGTTTTCCTCGTTGTGCTTTTTTATGGCATTCACGACACATGCAATTATACCTATAAAAGCCGTTATTGCGATAAGTGCAAGTCCCACGGGATTTGCTGCCATTACCTTATTCCACAGTGCTTGAGCTGCTGTTGCAAGCGTTATTTTTCCTGTGAGAACGCCGACGAGGATTTCCTTTGCGGTAAGCATGGCAAGTACAAGCTGTCCGGCTGCGGTATTCGCCTGCTCGGCGGCGGTATATACGGCAACGTTTGTAGCGGCGAGTTTCCACGCCTTTCCGAATGCAGTCACCGTTTTTGTTATCACCAAACCTGCCTGCCATAGCTTCATGGCAGCGACAGAAGCAAGTATTGCCGTTGTTATTGTCTTTGCGTTTTCAAGCAGGAAAGAAAAGGCATTTATCAAAGTGGGAAGCACCGAGACAGCAAGCTCTGCCGCCGAAGAAATAAGGTCGCTCACCGAATCTCCCAAGTTCTCGAGCGAATCGTGAAGCGCTCCGTCAGTAGCACTTTCCGTAAGCTCTCCAATGCTCTTCGAGGCGGATTGGGTTGCCTCTCTGAAAGGCTCCTCGATACAGTCGTAGGCGGCAATCTGCAAGCCCTCAAGTGCGGACTGAAACAGAGTGAAATCGCCCTGAAGATTGTCAACCATTGTTTCGGACATCGCCTTCGCAGAGCCGTTTGCATTGTTTATTGCAGCGGAAAGATTGTTATAATCATCTGCCGCCGAATTGATAATTGCCAACAGTCCTTTTGACGCTTCTGTTCCTGCGACGGTGTAGGCAAGATTTGCCTTTTGCTCGGTCGTCATATTTTGCGTTGCGGTTCGAAGCTCGTCCATGACGGTTTTAAAGGCACGTGTTTTTCCGTCAGAGTCATATATTTTTACACCAAGTGATTCGATTGCGTCTGCCGCTCCGCTTGTATTGGTCGAAAGCCGTGTGAATATGGCATTCAGCGAAGTTCCTGCCATAGTACCCTTTATGCCGGTGTTCGCCATAAGGCCTATTGCAGTTGATACGTCCTCGACCGAATATCCGAGCGTACCTGCCATTGCTCCGACATATTTAAAGGTTTCGCCCATCATTGCCACGTTGGTGTTGGATGCAGCCGAGGCTGTCGCAAGTACATCGGCAAAGTGTGCGGAATCGGAGGCGGAAAGTCCGAACGCAGTCAGAGCGTCGGTCACGATGTCGGAGGTGAGAGCAAGGTCCTCTCCCGACGCCGCCGCAAGGTTCATTATGCCCTCTATGCCGGAAAGCATATCCTCTGTCTGCCAGCCTGCCTGTGCCATGTATGTAAACGCCTGTGCTGCCTGCGATGCAGAAAACACGGTGCTTGCACCCATTTCCTCTGCTTTCATTTTAAGAGCATCAAACTCATCTCCTGCAGCACCGGAGAGAGCGCCTACCTGCGACATTATGCTCTCGAATTTTCCTCCGGCAGAGATTACCGAAGCAACACTTGCCGTAACAGCCGCAGATACCGCCGCAAAAGCGGCAACGGCAGACATTTTCAGCCTGTTTAAATCTGCCTCAAATTCTTTTGTATCAAGCCTTGTGTCGAAAACGACACTTCCGTCATACCCTGGCAATCAAACCACCTCTTTTAAAATAAAGTTTCAAAACATTCAACGATAGCACTGTCCTTTTCTTCCCTCGTTCGATTGTCGGGAAGCGCATACAGCTCTTTCATTTCGCTATAGTACTTTTTTTCTTCTCCGGAAAGCTTAGAGATATCAGCTCCACGGTACATCATGATTTCAACCATTTTGCACGATTTCGGAAGTGCCTTGAAAAGAGCGGAAAAAGAAAACCAATGCAGCTGCTCAATTCTTATAAGGTCAATGCCGTAGCATTCAAGGAATGCGGCATAAATATATCCGGAATCGCAGCTGAAATCATAAACCCGATTATCGGCGCTTTGATTGTTCTGTGACTTTTCCGTGTTGTTTCCTTCAGTGAAAAAAGAAACAAGAGCTTCAACCGTGCTTTTGAAATTGTCCGGAAGCTCTTTTTTTCTCTCAAAATCAAAGCAAAGACGGCAGGCACCGAAAAATTTTTCTTCTGCCGGTATATCTTTTCTGTCAAGCATAAGCGCAAGTCTTATCCATACTCGAAAATCGGTGTTTACAGGATATTCCTTGCCCTCGACAAAAACCGAATCGGGAAGCTTTTCAGTCAGTATGTTCATTCAAATGCGCTCCCCATAGCTTTCGTTTCTTAATATTGAAGCTTCTTACCTCGCCCGAAATGTAGAAATACACGTCGCAGCAATCATAAAAGCTTATAGGATGATCTCTGAAAATCTTTTTCGTTGCGCCATTTCCGAGAAGATTGTCAAACCACTCGCAAAAGCTTTGCAGAATACGCTTCACCGTTTCTGCATCGGCATTTTCACGTATTTCCTCTTTCATTTTTTCAAGCATGGGGACAGATTTTTTAAATGCATTTGATGCCTCAACCGGATCAAGAACAAAAGAAGCGTTGTCAAAGGAAACTTTTATTTTGTTATCGTTAAATTTAAAACTCATTTTAATCACCTTTCATATTCGGCATACAATGTAAAAGGGAACGGCAGCATTGCTGACCGTCCCCACGATAATTGTTTGTTTTATGATGCTTGTGTGAATGTGCAGGTTTCCCACTCGTCGGTGGTTGTTGCCGTTCCGTCAACTTTCTTGCCGCTTGCCTTAAATGTACCGCTGTAGGTATATGCGTCGTTTGAGTCGCCTTCCTGATTCGGCACGACGGAGAATTTTCGTTCGACAGCCAAAAAGCTTCCCGACGGTGTACCCTCCTTGTTGAGGTCTACAATCAAAAGGCTTACCTCTGCGGCACTGCCGAGTTTTTCATTATCGGCAATTTCGGAAAGTACGGTGTGTACGGCATTGTCTGCGTCTCTGTCGAATTTGTATGAAATCGACGGCGAAAAGCGAACAACCTCGCTTCGTTCCATGTCCTCATCGACATACTGCCGTGTGTATTCCTTTGCATTTTTTGACTGCGAAATCTCGGTAAACGATTTCATGCGATGGTAGGTGGTTGTGCTTGCGTTTGTTACTCCCAAAAACGCAAGTTTGTCTGTTCTCTTATACATATTTCGTTCCTCCTGCTTTATTTTATATGGTTTTTATAGTAAATCAATCTGCATTGAACCTGAAAGCGTGCGTTTCGTTCCGATGCGTCATAGACATACCCCGTTGACAATGTTTCAACTCGTGTGGCTGTGCAGCCGTCAATTTCTGGAAGAATATTCTTTTCCGACATAGTTTCCAGCCAATCCGAAAAATCCTCGTAAAATTTCGCCGTTTTCATATTTTCAAGAACTTCTTCATCGTAAAATTCACGTGAAGCAAACACGAAAATATATTGCCTAAGGCTTCCTCCGTCAACGTACTGCCGTATAATCGGTCTGCAAGGCACGGCTTCGACCGAATATCTGACAGCCTTCTCCGAAAGATAGTTTACGTTGATTTTGCCGTTTTTCAAAAACGGACACTTTTTGATATATTGCTTTATTTCATCAAGCAAAATTTCACCTCCCGTTATTCTTCTTTTGCTGCTTTTTTAACAAGTGCAAGCAGCTCGTCGATATGGTCGGCTTTCATGCGTTCGAACCAATATCGCCCTCGACGCACGCCTTGCCCGGCAACCCTTCCGAAATGATACTGCTTGTAGGCATACGGTGCGTTGTATTCAACAACACCGCTACCGATATCTGTCGCCGTGATTGCGCTTGTCTTCAGCGAGCCTGTGCGAAAGGGTACATACGGGTCACACAGACGCATAACCTCGGAATCAAGCGTCTTCTGCGCTCTGCCGTAGCGTTCAAGTCCTCTTTTGCCGACGATATGTTCATTGCTGTCAAGAGAAAGAAAGCCATTAAAGCTACATGATATTTTACTCACAGTGAACCCTCCAATGCTGCTGAACGGAATGTCTGTTGTCCGAATAATCAGTTACCGCAAGACATTTTTCTTTGTCCGGAATATCGGAATATGCTTTGCCGGTAAAAACATAGTCGCCGACTGCAATATCTATACTTTCGCCCGTGTATATGCGTATTTTGCAGTCAACGGCAGAGCCTTTACCGGCTTTTTCTGTCTGTATTCCGATTTTTTTGTAAATGTGAGCATTTGGGAAGAAGCGAGCTTTATAGCTCTCATTTTCCTCGTCATAATGGTGTATGGTGACCGAGCCGTTTATAATCATTTCAAATACCTCGATAAAGCAGTCCCGAATCCCAAAGCCATCGTTCAAGCACTGCGTATGAACCGCCGAGAATCGTTTTTGCGCTTGAGTAAGACACATTTTCGCCGTCGGTCGATTCGGACTCAATGCCGAAAACCCTGTCGCTCATAGCATAGCGTTCCGCAAGCTCGCATTCGCACATTTTTACATTTTTGGTAATGTCGGAAATGCCGTTCATTGTACGTGATTTCATGTAGCTGCAAGCAAGCTCGGCATATTTTCCAAAAGAAACCGAATCGGGAATTTTTGTTCCTCCGTATGTGCTTACATAGAAATTGAAATCGGAATACATAACAATTTACCTCATTATCCCAAAGCTCGCACGGCAAGCTCGGGGTACATTGTTGCATATGAATAAAGCACGTCCATTGACAGAATGTCTTTCTTGTATTTCATGTCGTAGCCCTTGACAACACGAAGGGAAATGCCGTTGTAGCTTGTTACATAGCTTTCCACGCCCGAGGGAACTGAAAGAGGACGTGTGACAAAGGCGAACGCCATAGGATTGAATGCAAGGTTTGCTGTGTGACTGCCGACAAGCGTAACCTCGGTGTTGTCTGCGATTGCAGGAAGTGCCGGATAGACCTCGACGTCGGCGATTGCGTTTGATGCTGCCGCTGCCGAATCCTTTGTTACGGTGTAGCTGCTGCCGCCGATTTTGATTATATCGCCGTAAACAAGCTTGCCTGTAAGAGCAGTACCGTCAATCGAAAGCTTTTTCGCCCCTGCGGCTACTGCGCCGTTGACCTTAACAGCCGTGCCGGCGGTTATGCCTGTTGTGTGGCTCTTTACCGCCTGCGACATATAGTTGTCAAGACCCATTATGCGGCCGATTGAACCCTCACGCAGTGCGCTTGTCGAGCCGGACTTTTCCGCATTGACGATTGATGGGATAGTCGAGAAATTGCTGTCTGCGTTTGTGTCCCAAACCGCAACACGTCCCGAAACAGGCACCTTTTGTGCGTTGAGTGCCTTTCGGACATTCGCAAGGTCTGTAAGGGCAGAGGGCGCAGTGCCTGCCGTGCCGACGTTGTACGGAATGTCCTTGTAAAGGTCAAGCCCCTCGCCGTTGATTTTCTGTGCAAGAGCGACTGCGGCAGGAGTTGCGAAAAGCCTTGAAAGGTCGTCAACGTTCGATGCCGATTCAATTGCCTGAAAGTCAACGTCAACGGACGCAATCTTATCAAGAGTGACCTCAACGCTGTCCTCCTTTGAATCCTGTGTTACAACGCCCGTTGCTGCGTCAAAGTCCTTTGCTTCGAGGACAACAGGCTTTTTGACCTGTATTTTTGTGCCTTTTCCCTTGACGAACTCGTTCGAAAAATCCTTGTAAACAAGGTTGGGGAATACGAGATTTTCAATCAGACGAGGAAGCGTCTGACGTGCGATTTCCATTACTGAAATAAAGCTGTTTGCCATAATTTTGTTACCTCCAAATTATTTTTTTGTTTCGAAAACCTTCGCATAGTATTCTTCATCGCTAAGCTTGCTCATGTCCGGTGTGCCGCCTCCGCCCTGTGCCATTCCGGTGCTTCCGGAAGCATTTGCAGCAGTGTCGGCAAACAGATATGAGTCGCTCTTTTTCAGAGCCTCAAGCTGTTCTGAAAGTCCTATCGGAGATTCTCCGTCGAGTTTGATTTTTGACATATCAAGAGCCGCTTTAACAAGCTTTGCATTTTTCGCACCTGCCGCAACTATTGCGGTGTTCAATGCGGAATGAAGCTTCAGCTCCGAGATATCATTGTTGTACTTTGTTTCCCATGTCTTGACATCGCCCTTGAGCTTTTCAATGTCAACTCCGTCAAATTTCTTTACAGCGTCCTGCAAGCTTTTGATGGTGCCGTTGGCGGTCGAAAGCTCTGTTTCCTTTGTCTGAGCCTTTTCTTTTTCTGCTTCAACATCTTTTCCGTTTTCAGACATTATTTTTTCGATTGCCTCATCGGAAAGCTCAAGCGTTTTCAAAAATTCTCTTTTCATTTGCTGTCCTTTCTTCGGCTACGCTTTTTTACGAGGTCGCTCCTCGTGCCTTACGTATTTTTACGCCGTTGCAGGCGAGATTGTATAAAAAAAGCCGAGGTATGTAATAATACATACTTCGACTTTGATTATTGAGTTGTAATTGCAAGAGTAATGACTTTTGGGCATAAGAATCTCTCAGTAAGCAAAAGTTCCAATTGCATTTTTATAGTATTTCAATGCTTTTTATCTCATGTTTAAAAATTTCTCTTGCTGAATTGCCGTATGGTCCCGGTTTTTTTATATCCAAAGAATCTTCTTCGGGAATATTATCTATAGCCTGATTATAACCTATACACAATCCCTCAATTATCTCACCATCGTTCAGAATGATTCGAAGAACTTTTCCTTGGTGTCCACCTCTGAGTTCAACCATTATATATCACCTCTTGATTTTAGTATTTTCTTTTCCATTGCCTTTATGTCTTTAATCAGGCTTGTTTTGCTTTGTTTGCCTGATAAAAGACTATTTATTCGAAATTCCTTTTCTTGTGCTGTTAACGGCTTTCCTCCTAAAACGTTAACAATATACTCAGGTGTGTCGTAATACACCATAGCATACTTCTTTGCGGTGAGCTTTAGCTGTGTAACTGTCTGATTTTTAACATCGTTTGCTCTTGGTACAATATGAGTTCCTTTTTTTGAATAATGAATTTTTGCGGTATCTGTTAGGGTTTTGTGGTTATGCACTTGATTTATGTTTACTCCAAATATTTTATCAGAAACAACTGTTTCTTTGCCAAAGTATGGTACAGAAAATGTATCATTCAGCATACCATGTCCCGCATTATTGTTTATTATAATCTGTGCCTCCTCGCTATCAACGACAAGATAACTTCTTCCGCTGATATAGCGTGGATGTCCCAATATGTGACGACCTTGCTTTGAGTCGATAATCGTCTTGTTTGCGTCATTTTGCAGGTAATAGCGAGTTTTGTACTCATATTTGAGCTTCTTAAACTCTTCAGGATTATTATATTTCAAATCATAGTATTTGTCAAGTGAAGCAGGAGCATTTTCCTTGCCAAGTACTGCGACAAAGTCCTCATAATGCTTTTTCGCTGACATAACCGCCTTTTGTGAAGTGCTTTTTCCGAAATTCCTCAACCCATTTTCTGTTTCCTTGCTGAAAACCTGCTCACGGTAGCGATCTCTCACAAGGTCCGTCTTTTTGCAGAAGTCTGAAAGCTTTGCCTCCTGCCCCTTCAATAGCACTGCCTGCCGCTCAAACTCAGCTTTAAGCGAAAGCTTTTCTGCGTCGTCCTTTGTGTTCTTTATCTGCTCATCAAGCGCAACAAGCTCGCCCTTTGTCTTTTTTATGCTCCTCTCATAGCCCCTCTGACGTTGTGTGGCTTCGTATACACCGATTTTTTCTCCGTTATACTCGACAGTCCCCTCGGACATTTTCTTCAATTCTGCGTCGCTGTAGGCTCTCTTGCTTATGCCCTCAAAAAACATAAACCAGTTATGCCGGCAGTTTGCACCCATGAAGCCTCGGACGTCGCCGTAACCGATATCGGCAAGTGAAAAATAACCCTGCCTGCCCGAACGGCTGACAATTTGCCCTTGCCATACTGCGTGCTCCGGTCTTGCACCCATATGCGCCGTTATTTCCATAAGGTCGCAGGAAAGCTCGTCGGCACGCTCGTTCTGAAGCTGTACGGCGGTCTGATTAACTCCCGTCAGCACCGCTCGTCGAACGGCGGCATCAAGCGTGCTTTTGTGTCCGGACGGGTATAAAACACTCGTTCCCATGCCGGCAGCATTGCGGATTGCATTTTTTATTGCGTCCTGATAGGAAAATGCGCCGCTTGCAACCTGCATATGCGCAAGGTCGGCGGACTGAATATAGGCATACTGTGATGTAATTGCCGTTGTTTTAGTGAGGTTTTTTGCTTCGGTTGAGGTCTTTTTCAAGGCTGAATTGATTGTTTTCTGCATTGAGGGAGATACGTTCTTCACTTTTTCAGGCTCATATCCTGCAAGAATAAGCTCTTCGTCCTCATAGTTGAAAACCTCGGTTTTTGCGTCGTCGAATATCTGCCGTATTTCCTTTTCAGTGCCTTTCGCCGCTTCGCTCACCTTGACGACTATTTCGTCAAAGAGCATTCCGGACTGCTGAAGCTTTTCAGTCTGCCATGCCGCCGTATCGGTGATTGTTATGTCGGTTTTAAGAATTCTTCGGATTATGTCACGCAGAATACTTTCCTGCAATGCCTTGTGCGTTTGCAGATAGTCGAATTCGCCGTCGTAGAATTCGGGAAGTATCGGCATTATTCATCACCGCCGCCGTCGTCCTCGGGAGCAGCTTCGGCAAGGGCTTTTTTTGCCTGCTCCTCACTTTCGCCGAACCACCACATACGGAATTCATACGGAAGCATTAAGCCGGCAGCGACAAGCTGCATCTTTTGTGTAAATTCCGCCGAGGTGTCATGAATAATCGAATCGTCAAAGTCAATGCTGATTTCGGGGTTATCCTTCACACCCAAAAGGAAAAGAATGGCTTTTGACAGCTTTGTCAGAACCGCAGACAACACAAGCTCGTGCTTTTTGAGGTTTTGGAACATTGACGACTGCTCCGAAATGACCTCTGTCGCTGTTTTAACGCCGCTTGGCTCGTAGCTGTAGCGGTGCGTCCCAAGTCCGCAGCGGACGGAAAGAAGATTGAGCTGCTCCTGTAGTCCGTCCCTGTGTTCGTTGCTTCGTATCGCCATGTTTATTTCTTTGAGGTCCTTTGTGCTGTCGTCGGAAAGAGCATAGAATTCAACATCGTTGTCGTCGAAAACAGGGTTCATTGCACCGCCGTCGCCCATTATCATCTGCGACATACTGACAGGTACGACGATTCTCTTTTTGCCAAGGCGAAATTCGTTGCAGTAGCTGTCATAAACAAGGTCGATTCCCTTTAGAATGTCTATGGCGTCGGAATAAACCGACATTCCGAAGCATGAACCTATTTCGGCACTGTTGACTATGTTCGGTGTAACAATCTGAAATAGGAGAGCTGTTTTAAGTCCGGTTACAAAGTCGTCCTTCATGCCCTGCGGCAAGGGCAGCGGCAGAGAGGTTGACGTATCAAACAGCCTGTTTTTTATAACGTAAACGCCGTTTTCGATTATGTGGGCCTGTATGTATGCGCATTTTTTGCCGTTTATAAGCTTTTCCGAACAAAATGCACATTCGGTTATTTCTCCGCCCGAATAGGAAATCGGGAAAATCATGTCCGCTCGTATGTAGTCGATTTTCACCCTGCCAGCGTCGATATATTCGACAAATGCACCGATTCCGAGAGCGAAAGCTATTTCGACAAGCCTGTTTCCCAATACACGGAAATTATTGTCGGAAAGCACCTGTCTTATCAGCTTCGTAGCTGCTTCGCTTGAGGTGGTTATCTCGACTTTTTCGTTAAGCAGAAGATTCGCCCAATCCTCGCATACTCTCTTTGCCATGCAAAGGGAAGCACGCTCACGCTTTATTTTCTTTTTGCCGTTGTATTGAACATAGTTGTGAAATGCTTTGCTTTTTCCGCAATACCATGCAAGCCAATCGTCTATTTTTGCATATATTTCGCTGTCCACGGGCTTAATTCCCATTTTTTCAAGATATTCACGCAAGCTTCATTCCTCCTGTGTCAACTATAGTCTTCATGTATTTTTCTGTTGAATATTCGAGAGCGTCAAGACTGTCTATATTCATTTTTCCGTCGTCAAGACGCTTGTCAACCGTTATGCTTTTGCTGTCCCATACGGCGGAAGCCAGAGCGCCGATGAGGCTTGTACAGTGCCTCATAACCTTATATCTGCCCTGCGACATCAGAATCGAGAAAAAGCGAATACGGTTATTGATTTCGCCCTTAATCGCATTCTTGACCTCTATTGCAAGCCCTGCTTTTGCACTTGCCGCCTTTAAGCCCTGTATGAGCGTTGTTTCTGCGCTGTCGCAGTACGCTTCGAATACAGGATATTTTTCTTTGCTGCGCCTTACGAATTCAATAAACTCGGCTTCAAGCTCCGCAGGACTTATTTGCTTTTTCAGATAAAATTCGTCAAGCGTTATAGCCTCACGCATATTCGGTGTAAAGCCGTTCAGCACAAAGGCATGAGCCGAGCCGTTTCCGCCGAAGTCAACGCCGACAGACGCAAAGGAAATGTTTTTCGGCGGGGAATCTATAATAAAAGCCGACGGATTGTCGGCGAACTGTCTGTATATTATTCCCTCGGCAGCCTTCCACAGACCGAGAATGAAGCGGTCGAAATAAACCGTTCCACGATATTCGTTTTCAAGATTGCGTACAAATCCCGAATCGAGATGCGTGTTGTCGTAAATCGTATAGCTCTGATTGTAAACATCGACGTTTGTTTTCTCGCCGTTCTCGTCCTTGCCGTCAATGAACTTTTTCAGCCAGTGACCGGGTGCATCGGGGTTGCAGGTGCCGTCAAAGCAGCTGTTTGACGCTGACAGACGGCTTTTCAGCATTATGAAAATATCCTCGTGCCATGTCGTTATTTCATCTCCGTAGCAGTATTGTATTTCAGAGCCTTGTATTTTTGACACCTGATTGACCTTGTCTGCGCCGAGCGCATAGCATTTTCTGCCGAAAAGCCGCACCGTGTTGTCTGATGAAATATTTCCAACAAGCGACGGCGACCATATTTCACGCATAGGGGTAAGTATATTTCTCTCAAGCGTTCCCTTTGTGTTGCCGAGCAGCACGATAAGACCCTTGCCGGTGCAGGCTCGAATGCGCTTCGGAATAAGGTAGAAGTCAAGAAAGGTCTTGCCCGAACGGGTTGCGCCGGTTTTAATGTTCCAGCGGTGAGAGCAGCCGTTCCAAAACTCTTTTTGCTTGTCTGTAAATTGCATTATGGCTCACCGGCTTTCTTATCGAGATTCATTATAACCTCGTCAAGCTTTGTGAGAACGTCGGCATTTGCTTCGCTGTCTGTTCTCCAGTTTTTGAAATTGCGTTCAAGCGTGAACATCGCACCCTTTACGCCGTCTTTATCGAAAAGTCTTTCCTCTGCGTACGCTTCAATTCTCATCTTTGCGCACGTAACGGTGTCATTGAAGGCTTTGCGCCCCTGATAATTCAAAAGTGCCTGACGTGATTTCAAACCCAAGTAAAGTGCAAGTCCGGTCACCGTCGGAGGCTTTTTCCCGATAATCACGGGAGTGCCGTATTTGTCCGTAAGAACATTACCCTTGTCGTCAAGCAGAGGCTTTCCGTCGCAGCTTTCAAAATATTCATCGATTTTTTTCTGCATTTCTTCCGCATTTTTAAATATCATCGGTCTTCCCATGATTCCTCCTTTCGGCTGTTTTTGCGCAAAACAAAAGCCACGAGTTTTACTTCGTGACTTTAAAATTATTTTGTTTTTTTGGAAAATATTTTTGAAAAAGTATTGACAACCACCAAAATATGTGGTATAATATAAACATAGAAAGGAGGTGGAAAAAAGTGTGGGATACAATAAAAGAAGTGCTTTACATAGTCTCGGCAGTAATCACGATAGCAAGTGGAATTACCGAAATTGCAAAGCACCTCAGAAAATAGGCATTGGGGCGAAAGCCCCTCTGCTAAAGCAATTATACCACATCTTTTATTAAAATGTCAAATAAACTATTAACGCTTGGCTTTGCAGGACTTACAATTTTGTATTTGCTTCAGGTAGATTACTCTGCAATTACGATTTTAAATGTTATTTCTTTTACACTTATTGCTGTATGGATAATTATTTTTGTTGCCTGCATACTGACAAAGGGGAAAAAATGAATCTCAAAAAAATACGATTAAGCAAGTCACTTTCAGTTCCGTCGCTGTCAAGGATAAGCGCCGTACCTGTCAGAACTATAGAAAATGCCGAAAAGCGTGATACTTGTACGGTAAAAACAGCTATAGAACTTGCAAAAGCACTTGAAGTTACACTTGACGAACTGTGCGGAAGCGAAGCGGAGGAGTAATCCTCCGCTTTTCCCCATTATTCCCCGCCATCCACCCGCCGGCAATTATGTCCGGCACTATATTTTTGTCATTGTAACAATTTTACACCTGTTTTACGTGGCGCTCTGCCAACTTTTCAAATTTTCATAAAAACATTTTTCAAAAATTCACTGCGCCGCCGATAGAAATCACGTTCGCTGACAAAATCAACATTCAGCCGATAGTACGGATAATTATGTCTGTCGGTGCAGTTCAGCATGATTGCATATGCAAGACGTTTGGCAAGCACCGGACGTAAATCAGCGCCGATTTCGGTTTTCGCTGCTTCAACCGCCTGAATGTATTTGAAGTCGGTCGAAAGTTCCATTTTTTGCAGCCGAATCATTTTGTTGAATGTTGAGTCATTCACTGTCGAGCCGTGAGAAGCCTCACAAAGCGAGTTTGATACAAGGGTATACAATTCCTCTCGTTCTGCTTCAAATGCGGCTTTACGAGCCTTGTGACCTCTCACAACCCATAATGCGGCCTGCTTGTCACAGTAAGAAATCATTTCCCCGTTTTTTTCTGTCATCGTTTATACTCCTCGTACTTCGGACATTTCAGCACACGCCATGTCGGAGTATGTTTTTTTCCCGACAGTATGTATGATTTTTCAGCCGTCCAGCCGTCAACCGGTGTCAGACTCTGCGACCAACTGCAACGTCCACAGACATTTTTACAGTCACGGCATAAATGCAGTTTTTGCGATTCGAGGTTGTGTTTTGTTGTTTTTTCAGCAGCTTTTATCGGAGCAAGAATTTTTTTGTATTCTTCTCCCAAAATTGCAGCGATAGCGTTTATTCGGTCGTTGGTCAATCCCCACGCACCGGAAAAAATGCACGTCAGCGTTTTTGGTCTGAATCCGATTTTCGCCCCGAACTCGTCTATCGTCATTCTTTTTTCGGCAATTGCGTTTTTCAGCGTGCATATTGCTGCCGTCTGTTCGACTGTCAATGATTTATTCATTTTTCATTTCCCTCGGTTCGAATTTTGATTTTCCGTCGCAACCGCTGCATTCCGGCACGCAGGTGTAATCATGCGTATTGAATTTGCACCCTGCGCACTTGTCGCCGCCTTCAAGCATATAGGCGACATCCTCGTCGGTAACTTCATGCGTCTTGTCCCACGCTTCGTCTATTTCCTTTTTTCGCTTTTGCAGTGTTTTGAAGTGATATGTGCAGCCTTCGCCGGTGAAATGAATGTCATCATCTCCGACCCCTGCCGCACAATAGGTTTCGGGGTATTCATATCCTTCGGTGTATAAAAATCCGCAGTTTTCACATTTCATCGTTTCGTCCTCCGTTTTTTAATTGTTCTTGCAATTATATTGCTGTCATGATATAATTTTATAAAATATTGCATCAGCTTTTTTTCAGCACGGATTCTATTTCTTTCTTGATTTCAGCTTCAGACTGTTTTCCTCGTACACCGACCATTATTGACGGCGGTGTCGGCAGTTCGGATTCAATCGGTCGCCAAAGGTGCAAGCAGTTCGGCACATTGTTGACATACTCACTTTTTGTGGGGTGATATTGCACCGCAGCTTCATCATCTCTAAAAAAACTATTTTTGAGTATGCACATTTCATCCCATGTTGGCGTGTATTTCCGGTTATACGGTGCAATGCTGACGTGTTCCCAGCCACCGCCAAAGCTCCATATGACAGACGCAAAAGGTCGCCCAGCCTTCCACATTTCACCCATTCCGCCGTCAACGGATGTATGTTTTATCATCAGGTTCGGAACAGATTTCAGTTCATCAATCGTTTTCATTTTCCCACTCCTTAAATTTTTGGACCCTCGGCGAAGTCGTCAAGGTTAATCATTTTCGATTCGTTTGTCTTTGGCTCGGATTCTTTCAAATAGGCTAATTTTTTCACGACCCATTTTGTAATCGCAGAATAATCCGAATTGTACGGCTTGCCGGTTCGAACCTTGTACTCCTCCAAAATTTCAATCAGCCGTTCCGTGTCTGTTTCACCATACATTTTTTTCAGACTGTCGTATTCACCGTCTGTCAAACGTACCGTAGTCAAAAAACATTTCTTCACACTCTCGGGCGGTCGGTTGGCTGCACCGCTCGAAGATTCTTCGTGCGTGCGTGCGTTTTTTATCCTTCTTGCTTTATTATCTTTGTTATCTTTCTTATTACTTTCTTCCATTGCTGTTAGTTGCCTGTTAGTCGTCTGTTGGTCGCCTGTTAGTTGCCTGTTAGTCGTCTGTTGGTCGCCTGTTAGTTGACCTTTGTTTTCATGCTCCTCATTCTGATAAATTCCCCAGTTTTCTATTGTAATTAGGCGATGGTTGTTTGTTGCAACGTCTGAAATTTCGCCTGTTAATTTTAGCTTATTCAGTGATGTGCGCAAATTTTGAACCGACATTCTTGTTTCCTTACTTAGGACGGGCAACGAACAGACACGCTGCCCCTTTTTAACGGTAATTCCATGCCATTTGACAGTTTCGTAATTGGCAGTCAGCAAAAGATGCATGAACAATTTGAATGTATTCATGTCGTCATACCACTCCCATTTTGTCAACGAACGATATAATTTTATGTATCCGCTTTCTAACATTTCAACAACTCCAAAATTCTTGCACCTGTTTCATTTTTCGAACAGAATAGGACATCAAAATCATATGTTTTGGACATGGTCGAAAGAATTTTATGCAGCCGTTCTCCGCTTACTGCAAGAGGTGAATCGGGTAAGCGAGGGTTTGCCCAGCTCGCTACGTCTTGCAGATTTTTTATTCCGTGACCGTGTTCGCACAATATAATTATGTGAATGCCTGCTTCCTGCGCCCTTTTAAGCTCCGCCGTGAAGCGTTTATGCTCTTGGCATACATTCGTACACAGTTCAAGCAAGCTCTGCTTACGGTCGATTATAATGCGTGGGTTGTCCATGTTCATATAATCGCCGACGAACAGCTTTGAGGAAAAATATTTGATTTTCCGTTTATCGAATTCGTGTATGATATTTTTTATCGCACGCTGCTTTTCTCGTGTGTCAATCTGAATTGCCATTTTTCACCTCCGTTCAGAACGGCAAGTCTTCGTCATTCGAAACTTCCTGCATTTGGATGGACGCTGCCGTTTGTGTCTGTGCCGGTTCGGACTGAACCGTTTTGTCGCCGCAGAATGTGACGTTCTGTACGTTTATTTCCCATGATATACGGTTGTTGCCGTCCTTGTCCTTGTACTTCTTCGATTGCAGCTCGCCGGCAATGTATATCATTTTGCCCTTGGGGAAATATTTCGATATGAAAACCGCCGTCTGTCCCCATGCCATACAGTTTATAAAATCAACCAACGGATTTCCGTTTTCATCCTTGCCGAAGCTTCGGTTGCCGGCAATGCAGAAACGTGTATATTCTTTGCCGCTTGCCGTAACCTCAGCTGTCGGGTCTGACGTCAGTCTGCCTATCGCCGTTATGTTATTCATTATACATTTCCTCGCTTTTTTTGATTTCCGTCAATATTTTAGTCCGTTTGCAGAAATCGCATTTTTCGCAGCGTTCTGGCTCGATGACACCTTTTTTAATTGCGTCGTACTGCGGAGCTCTTTCAATGAATTTTTGCAGCTCGTAATCCAACAATTCCTGCGAAATTTCAATGCAGTCAACGTCTGTTTCTTTTTCTTTGGTTGCTGCCACCAAAATAAACGGCAGCTGTTTTCCTATGTTTTGACGGACAATTTCTTGATATACGGCACCCTGCAAATCGTATCGCCACGCTTCAAACCACGGCAGCCTGCCACTGCCGTCAACATATATCGGCTGGAAATCACGCATGATTTTTAAATCGACAATTTTGTCCGGAAGAAATGAATCTATTTTGATTTTTACATCGACGCCGGCAATGCTGCCTGTCATGATTTTTTGCTTTTCGCCCGACAAAAGCTCAGTCATCAACGGCTGCCGTTCAATTCTGCTGATTATGTAATCCGCCCGTTCGTAATCTGATTTCAGCGAACCGTCACGTTTAAGCAGCTCAGGGTGCTTCGCCTTGAAAATATCTAACGTCCGTTCGAAATGTGCGTCAACGTAGCTGCCGACCAGCAGTGAGGTCGTGTATTCTTTTTCAAATTCGCCGTTGATTTTTGCCATTGCTTGACTTTGGCATTCTTCAAACGACTTAAACTGTGAAACGCCCATGTATTTTAGTTCGTTTTCACGGCTGAAATAATTTTCGTTTATCAGATTCATAATTTTGTCACCAGCAATTCGTTGTCATTGGTAGTCCGTGTCGCTATAAATTGCAGTCCTTTCGTTTTACATTTTTCGTATAAATGGCAGCGGTTTTCATCACTCAATTTTTCAGTACCGTCGAGTAAAATCATTTGCAGCGAATTCGGGTTGCTGATTGCAATATCGACGCACAAATCCAGCTTTTCACCCTCGGACAAATTAGATACCGGCAAGCCGTGAATCAGCGGTATTCCGTCTTTGACCTCAAGTCCGTCTATCGGAATTGTCGCAGTTCTTAAAATCTCGGAGGGTAATTCTCTTGCCAACTCTATTTTTCGAGTTAATGCTTCGCTGCTCATGTGCAGCTCCTCAAGCTCGTTTTGCATTGCTTTCATGCGGTTATATTCGTTCAGGTGCTTAATCATTTCTTTTGCATCGCCGATTTCCTGCTCGATTTCCGATGTATCGCCGATTTCCTTGCCGGCATATTCCGCCGCTATTAAAACATCTGCTTCAAGCTTTGACAATTTTTGTTCAAATTCGCTTTCGAACACCGCAAACTTGTCCGTGATTTTTTCCGAAATGGTGGACAGCTCCTTTTCAGCTGCTGCAATTTCATATTTGCAGCGTTCAATATTCTTTCGCAGCGTTTCACGTTTATCCGACATCTGTTTTTCAAACTCGGATTTTTTGATTTCCATTTCGGCTTCAAAGCCACGTCTTTGATTGTCGTAATTGTCTTTGAAAGTTTTCGCACGCTGAATTTTTCCGTTCATGTCCTTGATTTTTGCGACCTCTTCATATTTGCCGGACATATCGAAGGTTTCCCATTTTTCGGCGGCATAGCCTTTCGGAATATCCTTTGCGATGTCTGCAATAAACGCACTTTTGTTTCTGATATCCCTGTTGATTTCCTGACGTGTCTGAAAATAATGTCCGTTGTCCGACTGGATATCGCTCAAAACCTGCAAAATGTTCTGATTATAATCGATTCCGGGCGGAATTTCGCCGAATCTTTCACGTATCCATGACAAATCCCATTTAAAATCAATCAAGTCCAGTATTCTTCGGTTTTGCTCCTGCCGTGAAAGTTGCGTAAATTCGACCGGATTCAGTTGCAGGGGTGTGAAAAGAGAGCCGAGGAACGATTCGGGAGCCGGCACTTCGCTTTCGTTGTCCTTCACCATTTTGTAGTCGGACATATTTGCTCGTTTTTTTCGATTTATTGAAAGACCCGTATCGGTTTCAATTAATATTTCGCCCTCGTTTTCTCCGTTTCTGACGATGTAATCTCTTTCGCTCTTATTCGTCAGTGCGTACCTTATGGCATCTATTACGCTTGTCTTGCCTGTTCCGTTCGCACCGGTGATTTCTATCGAAGTTCCGTCAAGCACCTGCTCTGTAATTCCGAATATGTTTTTGATGATTATTTTAGATGCTTTCATCTATGACTTCCTCCTCGTTTTCTTTTGTTTTTTCTGCCTCCGCCTTTGCCTTGACGGCACATTCCGAACAATAGGCATATCCGTATTTTGATTTCGTGTATTTTGCAACCTGCGCAGAATTCATTCCGGCAATCGGTTTAATATCTTTTCCGCATTCCTCACACTTTTCGCATTTTTCTTCAGTCTGAGCCGGAAGCGTTTCCTTAATCCGCAAAGCATCGAACAGTTTTCCGAATGCCTTGACCTTTTCTATTTTTATACTGATTTTATGCCCGACCATTTTTTCGCCCATTACAGTATGGAATAACCGTGACAGTGTTTTTTTGTTTGTAGGGTTAATAATCATCGGCTTATAGTTTTCCTTGAATGTCATAACGGCGCATTTTTCTGTTTGTCCATTAGTGACGACATTGTCTTCACGAAATCCTGCAATCGTAACAGTGGTTTCATTCACGTTCAAATCATACAAATCGTATGAACCGATATAATTTGGATTTTTTCCGATTTCCATTATATTCACAATTTCACTTTCCTTTCTTCGCCGTAAATATCAATGTTCCTCCGCACCGCCTCACGCTTCGCCCACAGCTCGAATTTTATGCGTTGAACGTCGTCCAGCGGCGCACAGTGGATTATTCCGTTGATGTATTTGTATTCCTTCAGCAGGCTTCTGACGTTGTCCTGCTTCAAATCCAGCGAAAACAGTTTATTCATGATTTTACCTCTTGACATATACAAAATATTGGTTTATAATGTATATGTTTCTAACTACTCTTTTTTTGATGTCCTCCGAATGGCTGTTCGGGGGGCATCTTTGTGTTTATACCCATCATTCCGCCCCGATTCTGATAACCGTCAATGCGTCGCCGGGGAGAATAATTGCGTCGTCCATGCCGTTTATGCGGATTACGTCGTCAATCCATATCCGTTTGTCATATGTATCAGGGCAATATCCGTCGGCAATTTCCCACAATGTATCACCGGAACGAACCGTGTAAACCTCTTTTGCGATTGTCATATCGCTTTGCGGTGCTTGGCTGAAATATATCAGAAGGGCTATGTACACAACTGCGGCTATGGCGATTATGGCTTTGAATTGATTATTCATTTTTCATCACCGAAAAGCTTATGCAGCTTTCATTTCCGAAAATTGTTATTCTGCTTGCTTTATAATCAACAGTGGCACTGTCAACGCTGCCATACACGGCAACCATCATATTTTTGCACATAACCGCATTGTCGTCCAATGAAAAAACATTCCGTTCAGGCTTCGTTTTGTTTGTGTTTACTGTGGTTTTGTTTGTTGCAATTTTTTCAACTGCTGCCGGCTTGTCCTGTTTCGCAACGGATTTAAGCATTTTTTCTCGTTCCTTTTTTCTGATTTTTCGTTTATCGTATATAGTTTGCGGTTTTGTGCCGTATCGTTCGGCAATCTCGGTAATCGAAATCCCTTCCGAAAGTAATTTTTCTGTTTCCTGTTCGATTTGCGGTGTCCACGCAAATGGTTTGTCACGTTTTGCCGAATTTGTCGGCATTCCGGCGATTAAATTGTTGTTTTTTAAAACATCCATAATTTCTTTAACACTGCATGCGTTCAAATCGGCTATTATTTGTATCTGCTTGTTTTTGTCCTTTGCCAATCGGTATTGTTGGCATATTTCAAATTCGCTCATTTTTGCACAAACCTCCATTCGCTTCCTGCTTGATAGATTGTTTTTGTTCTGACGTTCTTTAGCGTTGAACTGTCTTTTAACACCACTTTTTCAGCTGCAACTGAAGAAATTGTGGGTATGGTCGCCGTGCTGTTGTCATACAATGTCGCCGTGCTGTTGCCCCACAATTTCGCCGTGCTGTTGTCATACAATGTCGCCGTGCTGTTGCCCCACAATTTCGCCGTGCTGTTGTCATACAATGTCGCCGTACTGTTGCCACACAATTCCGCCGTGCTGTTGTCATACAATGTCGCCGTACTGTTGCCACACAATTCCGCCGTGCTGTTGTCATACAATTTCGCCGTGCTGTTGTCATACAATGTCGCCGTGCTGTTGCCCCACAATTTCGCCGAACAATTTTTTAAATAACAGTTTTCCCCGTCATTTAGGACAACATCTTTTTTATTTTCGATAATATGTTTTTCTGCCCATATCTTTACCGCTGAAATCACTCTCGGCTTTTCCGCCTCTGCTACAAACCATTCGGGTACAATATCTTGGTCTACGTGCATATCCCATGTGTTGATGTCTGAAAATACATCTTCGTCGTTCGGAGAAAGCTCAACCCTGACGAATAATCTCTCGGCATTTTCTACGGTATCTTTTATTTTTAATTCATTTAGCATTTTGTCATGACTATCATAATCCGGACAAAAAACCTTGTCTTTAAGAACTAACGCTGATTTTAATTTACACATTTTTAACCCTATTTTTTATTTCCGTGCCGTTTATCCGGCAGTATTCTAAAAAATCCACAAGCGATACAATGTCGTCATATCCGCACCGTAAATAGAAATCAAGCAGTTCTGTTTCGGTGGCTTGTACGATTTTTCCGTTTGTAATCTGCAAAATGTTCACCCGTTATCGTATAATTTACTGTAAATTCGTTTAACGTCAATTCCTGCACGTTCCAATCGAACGGCAAGAACATCGTCCAATGCATCGTCGTTTTTCCATTCACCCAGTTTGTCCAGTCATACTTGTTTTAATTGCCACGCCCCATTGCTCCGCCATCGCAACCGCAAACCCGTGGCACAGCTTAGAACGGTTTTTTTGCCGCTCTGTGCCACCTTTCATAAACCATGTACCAGCTTCGTGGCAGTTTACTTTTGGTTCAACGATATTTGTTGGTTTTAGAGGCGAAACACCCTTTTCCCAAAGCAGCGTTTTTTTACTCCACGGATCTCCATACTCAAACGGTTGGATTGATTGGCTCGGCTTTGGATATTCAAAGACCGCAGACGGCATTGGATTCTCAATAACAATTTTTTCGCAGTCAGCGTGCCGGATAGCTTCAAACAATGCCTTGCCACACAAACCTTCAAAATACCGTTGCACATTCAGTTTGTGTCCACACCAAAGGTGCTTTGCCCCAGCATTTGAGGTTTTAGTACATGGCGGAAATGCGATAATCATGTCCCATTTTCCGTTTTGCCTATGCACTGTTCCGTCGCAGGTTGTAAATTCACAGTCACCATTCAGCAGCGACAAAACATCCTGCTTGATGTGCCATTCCGGGTGACCCCCAGAGCATTCAATAATGTCGCACGAATACGCCTCAATACCAATTTTTCTCATTTCAATCGTCACAGCCTGCGATTCTTCGCATGCGACCAATACGTATCCACACGATTTGTCAAATGAACATTTTTTACTCCTTTTTTCTTCTTTCATTTTCCCCACCAGTCGATTATCAATCGCATTTCCGAACCGGTTTTTTTGAAAATAATCGATTCTGTTTCCGCCTCTTTCTTTTCCCTTTTTCTCGCCTCTGACACGGCTTCGTCCAGCGTTTCATATTCGCCTATCAGACGGCATCCGTCGTTAGCATCGTATAACAAATATCTTATTTGGGTCGGACTTTTTTCTTCGCAGCTTTTGCAGACTTGCCGACCCTCGGGAATGGTTTCGCCGCAGCAAACGCAGATGTTATTCATTTTTTTCTCCTTTCTTTTTTTAAAATCCCATCCGTTTTTCATTTATCTGTCCGTGTCCGTTTTCCATTTCCTCAAGCTTTTCAAGGTCACGCTTCAGCTTCCACGCTCTGTCGGTTATTCTTGACATGACCTTCGCCCTCTGCGTGCAATAATCTCTCTCCGCTCGTGTTTCTTCCAAAAATTGTTCAATTTCACTTGCTAATTTAATCATTTTTGTTCCTCTTTTTTATTCTATTTCATCAATGTTGTATTTGTCCGACAAATCGGGAAAAGTCGCATACTCTTCCGGATGTTGCGAATAATATTCGTTTAACGCAACCGCAAAATTCTTTGCTATTCTATCGCTTACTTCTTGCCGCTGCTGCTTCGACAGCGATTGCAACGGTACCGATTCCGCCCCGTCAAGAGATACGAAGCAGCGTACAGTTATTTCCTTTCGTTTCGCCATAATCTCACTCCCTTTCAACAAATAATATGAAATATGCGGTTTGTCCTATCCATCGTAAGCTTGGGTGACAAGCCTTTTTTTTGATTCTCTTACGATATGTCGCTGATATCAGCTCCGAGTGCTTCGGCGATTCTTTTGCCGATAATTATTGAAGGAATCCTTGAATTTCTCTCGACTTGCGCAATGAACGGCTGACTCACACCGACTTTGTCAGCAAGCTCTTTCTGCGTTGTCTTTTTCTTTTCACGCAGTTTCCTTATTTTTTCACCAATTGTCATGCTTTCACCACCTTTCGCAAATTATAACCACGGCTATTGACATAAATCAAAAATAAGATTATAATATAGTAGAATAAAATTGGATTTTAGGAGATATGACAATGACAAAGGATTTTGAAAAAATCGCAATTGAACGGTCAATTGAATATGCAAAAATTAAGCTAAAACAAGGAATGTCGGATAAATCGATATATCTTGACGACGGAGTTTTTCAAAGAGATGAAATTGAGTATTTAACGGAACAAATTGTATATGCCTACGGCTATATTGTAGATACAATTGGAGAGGGAAACTTTTTTAATCGTTAAGCTGCCGAAAAAAATTGGATTTTGATTTTTCTCTAAATTCCGCATCATTTCTTTCACCATCATTTTCTTTGCGAGTTCTCTATCCTTGTAATGCTTCTCCGGCTTAGAATTTAGGTATCTTTCAGCTGCCTCATTACAGCTCTCCAAATCGTGGTATGGTAGTTTCTTTTTTCTCTTGACTGAAGTAATTAAGTACATTTTCTTTCCTCTTTTCTTATTGCTGTGGTTATATTATATCCCTATTTTAGTAAAATGTCAATATAAAAATCCCCATTTTAGTAAAATTGTAGAAATGCACTAAAATGCTTACATTTTTTTGTAAATAATAAACGAAATGGTGACAGTAATGTTTTTTGAAAAACTAATGAAATTGCTTAAGACTAATGGCATATCAAGAAATACGCTCTCCTGTGATTTAGGTTTTGGCAAGAATCAAATTAAGTATTGGGAAAATAACAAAAACATTCCGAATGGAGAAATTGTGCTACAAATCGCCGACTATTTCGGTGTATCTACAGATTATCTCCTTAGAAACGAACAAAAAAGTGCTTCAATGGTTTTACCTCCCGAAGAAATAGAATTGGTAATGGCATATCGTTCAAAAGACATGAAAACAAAAGAAGCAATAAAAACAATTCTCGGAGTTGAATCCGTTCCGAAGAAGCCTAAAGCCGGAGCTTACGAAATTGCTGCCTTTGGCGGCGACAATACGGTTGTCGAGGACGACGAAAATATCGACATAACTTGAACACAACAGCAGTCCGGAAAGGACTACATGGCAAGGAACAAAACAACAGCGGTTGCCGAGAAATTTGCGGCAAAGCTAAAATACGATATAACATTTGACAGCATCGCAGTCGCTTTGAAAGATATAAGTTATAGCGTGATTTTATGGAACACAGACAAAGGGGATGAGCTGCTAAGGAAATACAATCTGACAAGCACGGCAAAAGAAAAAAAGGCATTTACCTATTCATCGGAAACGGTGAAAATTGTGTTCGTAGACAGTACGCTGCCAAGCGATTCAAAGATTTTGTGTCTTCTGCACGAAGCAGGACACGTTTTACAGCATTTTCCACTGAAAAATAAATCGGCGGAATACATGGAAATCGAAGCCGATACATTTGCCTATACTGTGCTGAACACAAAAAAGCCGCAAAGCAGATATATAATCATTGCGCTTGCGGTGCTATTGTCTGTCGCTTCGTGTGCCTTTACGTGGGCGGTTTTTGTTATTAATTCGACCGAGCATGAGGGCAATACAAAAAGCGTCTTAACGAGCCTCAAAACAAGCGACACGGTATACATTAATCCGAGCGGAACAAAATATCACATAAGCGGCTGCCGGTACATCACAGAGAAATCATTTGCAGTCAATTTGCAGGAAGCGCAAAAAGAATACACACCGTGTAAGGTGTGCATAAAATGACAGTATAGAATTTGACATCATAACAGCGGTTAGGGCTGCTGTTGTGTTGAATTTAAGGAGGAGTCAATATGAAATGCGAAAGCTGTGGCAATGAAACAAACACAAAGAAATACAATGTCAGACGCTCATCAGCAACAATATGTAAAGAGCTATGTGACAATTGTGCCGAAGAACTGGTGAAAAGCGGCGAAGTCAGCGTTTTTTCCGAAGAAAAAGAGGAGCTTGCCGACAAAGCAGCGGAGGAAAATGAATTCGAGCAGCAAGGCGAAGAAGAAGAAGAAAGCAACTCATCGATGTCTACTGTGTTTTTGTGCATCGCAATCGCTATTGCAATCATAGGAATTATTGTAGGAATCGTCCTAGGATATACTTTTCCGAAAATAAGTATCGATAATTATTTGTCTTCATCAATAACCGAACAAATAAATATCGGGCTTGTTCTTACGACATGGTGTTCAACAGCGATACTTTTCTTAATCTTTTTGGCTGTATATTATATTTTATACAACCAAGAAAAAATGTTGAAATTGCTTGATAATTCTCGTAACAATGAAATGAACAGTCTAAATAAAGTCGAAAAAATCGATGACGAGGAAAAAACAGACGATTTGACGGCATAGCTGATAAGGCAGTCTACATTAAGCAAGGAGTAATATGGAGATAACCACTCAGGAGTTAAACATAGCAGCGGCATATATTCGTGTTAGTACAGAGGATCAGACGGAATATTCGCCGGATAGTCAGATTAAACTAATACGAGAATATGCCAAGCGAAACGGCTATATCGTACCTGACGAATATATATTTGAAGATGCAGGCATTTCAGGACGTACAGCAAAAAAGCGACCTGATTTCATGCGCATGATTTCTCTTGCAAAAGAAAAGCCCCGTCTTTTCAATGCAATATTTGTATGGAAATTTTCTCGGTTTGCACGTAATCAGGAAGAAAGCATTGTTTACAAGTCACTTCTGAAAAAATCGAATAATATAGACGTAATAAGCATATCCGAACCCGTATCCGACGAAGTGTTCGGGTCGCTGATTGAACGCATTATAGAATGGATGGATCAGTTTTATTCTATCCGCTTATCGGGAGAAGTAAAGCGAGGAATGTGCGAAAAAGTTTCACGTGGCGAGCCTGTAGTTCACGCCTCTTTCGGCTATGATATGAAGAACAAACGATATTATCCCAATGAGAATGCAGAGATTGTTCGAAACATTTTTTCGTCATATCTGACAGGCGAAGGAATGCGCTCTATTGCGCAAAGGCTAAACGGTGCCGGAGTTCTTACAACACGTGGGAATGCTATTGATAATCGTTATATCGAATATATACTAAACAATCCTGTGTATATCGGAAAAATACGTTGGAGCAAAGACGGAAGAACCGCTTCGCTGCGTGATTATGACAATCCCAATATAATTATAGCAGACGGTTTGCACGAGCCGATTATCGACATGAATACATGGAATGCCGTGCAGGACAAGCTCGCACAAACAAAAAAGCAGTATGGAAAATATGTTCGCAGAAATCAGAGCATAGACTGGATGCTGAAAGGAATGTGCCGATGTTCTTCGTGCGGCTCAACTCTTTGTCTTTTGAGTACTGCCACACCGTCAATGCAATGTCATAAATACGCACGTGGGCAATGTGCGGTATCGCACAGTATGAGTATAAGCAAAGCAAATACGCTTGTCTTGAACGGATTGAAAGAAGCGGCAGAAACAGGAATATTCAAATTGGTGCCTGAAACGACATCTGAAAAGGATTCAGACGGTCCCAATTGGACAAGGCTGATAAAAGCCGAGGAGAGAAAGCTTGAGCGCATAAAAGAAGCGTTCTATTCCGGCGTTGACACCGTTGAAGAATACAAAACAAACAAAGAAGCTATTCAAAGCAATATTATAAAGCTCAAGGAGCAGCTGCAAAAGCGTTCTGCAAAAATGACTGCAATTGACATTTCGGAAATGCGTAAAAAAGTGTCGGGGGTTATTGCGACCATTGAGGCACCGGACATATCTGAATCAGCAAAAAACAAGGCATTGCGCACCATTGTAAGTAAAGTCATATTCAGCAAATCCACTGATTCCCTTGACATTTTCTTTTTGCTGTAACAAGGGTTATATCTTTTTGCAGTTAGGCGGTCTGTACTGTAAAAAGATATAATTTTGTTTTAGCAATATAAAAAACGAAAAGCAGCCCTTTCGGGCTGCCCTTCAACAAATCAAATATTCAGATATTCGCATGGATTAATCAACACGTTCGCCGCCCTTGCGCCACGATAAACTCCGAAATGAAGATGCTTTCCGAAGCATTTCGTGCCGGTGCTGCCGACTGTGCCTATGACTTGCCCTCGGCTGACCTTTGCTCCGGCTTTGACTTTTCTGTCAGCCATATGGCAAAAGAAAAGCGTTTTGTTGTCGCTTGTCAGAATTTCAATCTGATTTCCGCATTCCGTTCCGTATGCCGACATTTTGACAATGCCGTTCTGCGGCGAAACCACCATGTCATTATCTGTAACAATATCAATTCCGTTGTGATAATCGTTTTTGCCGAAAAGCGTTCTCCAGCCGAAACTCGAGGTGATTTTATAAGTCCCGAGAATCGGCTTTACAGGTTTTTTTGGTAATGCTCCTCGCAATAGTTTTTCATTCGCTGCCATATGACGGCTATTTCCTCTCGGGAAAGCGGCTTTTCAGGCATGAAAGCGCCGTCGGGATAACCCTTTATAATGCCGTCGTTTGCAGCTGCTTTGATTGCTTCCTCCGACCATCTGCCGGACTCAATGTCTGTGAATTTTGTTTCTGACATCGGTACAATACCCCATTTCTCTTTTAAATCGTCAAATTTTAGTTTTACTGTCGGATAATAATCGCCCCAACTATTACGGCAATAATAATATTTTTTGTCGTAGCCGTATAGTGCGAGTGCGTGCAGTCCCGACCAAACAGGACACATTGCGGACATATCGCAGTTCACGAATATCGGAATGTCGTATTTTATCAAAAATGACTTGACCTCATCCTCGGAGCGCAGGCTGATATATTCTTTGATTAATTTTTTCGAATACGGCTCTTTTTCTGCGAATACCGCTTCAAATTCATCAACGACTTTTTTCACCTCTGCTTTGCTGTCCCACGTTTCAGAAAATACATCTCCGTACTTTGCTGCATTTTTAGCGGCGATTCGCATTATCATGCCTTTGCCGTCATAATCGAATTCACGGCGGTTTCCATACAGCCACGCAGTAGAAAACTGTCTGCCTTCGCCTGTCTTTGCATGGTAGATACATTCGAATATGGTTGACATTGCCTGCCCTGTGCAGCTCTGCACGATTCCTTGGTTTTTCATTTCAGACGGCAGCCATGACACTTCGAATTCTTCGGGTAAAGCTTCTCCGCCCGAGGACAGCTCCATGCATCTGTCAATTCTGTAATCTCTGCTGTCGGGGGCGGATTGTATCGCACCGCCCTTATGTAGCTGCATCGGAATCACCTTTTTTCTCGACCGCAGTTTTCAAATGCTGAATAATTTTTGATAAAAACATCGGAAGCGGCACGCCGATTTCGCCTAAATTTTCCAAAATCGAAATAAGCTCGTTAAGTATCAGCCATACAACGACCAGCAAGCCGAAAATATTAATCGACGGCATTTCAATGCCTATCCGAACGGCGGCAGAGCATATCACCCAATCTGTTACCATTCCGACGGCGACTGCAATCAGATAACATATTTTTTTAATTATGCCGATAATGCCTGTCCGTGATGAAAGCTGACGTGTCACGTATGCCCCTGTTATGCCTGTTATGTAGTCGATTATCATCACGGCGACCAATACCACCAACGGAACAAAAAGAGCGTTGAAATAGGCTGACAGAGCGGTGAGCGTTATTGCTATGACTGCCTTTAGGGTGTTTTCTTTCATTTTTTTACCTCGTTACAAATATTATTTTGATTGTGCTTTCATTGATACGCTTTATAACTCTGTATCCGTCCTCCGCTGCTGTTGCAACACCGTTTTCGTTCGGCATACAGCGTCCGCCGACTGTGCAACTTCCATCGTCACGAACGATTAACTGCCCAAGCAGTCCGACTGTAGACCATTCTTTTCGCTCTGAGCGTGGAACATACGGCATTTCGGGATTGTATTCGGGGCTGATGAGCGGCTGAACCTCGGTATGCTCGGGAATCGTTTCAATGACGATTTGCTCGCCGTTTTCGTCTGTTTCGGTGATGTCCTCGGCAGGAATTGTCACAAGCTGCGTTTGAATTTTTCCGAAAGCGTCACGCACATATTTGCCGTTCCATTCGTCGTCAAAGCTGTTTCCGATGACAGAGGCATTGTCTGTGACAACTCCGATAACGTCTGTGCCGCTCTTGACGATTTTATCGCCGGCAAGTGATACGAAATAACCCCGTCTGTCCTCGCTGTTCGGATTTCCGTCCGTCCATTCGAAATATTCCGCATAGTCAGCGCCGGTGGTGTTGTATGTGCCGGCAATATACATATTTCCGCTGCCGTCAACACGCATCGCATTTGAAAGGGCATTGAATCCTGTTCCGTTTCCTATAAGCAGGAGAGAGTTCTGATCGTTTATATTGTATTTTCCGGATGCAAGCTGATAACTACCATATGCACGGGTGTAAAACCCTGCCGAAAAGGAATAACTGCCGTATGCCGCCGTGTTTTTTCCCGAAGCATGCGAGCTGTATCCTTCGGCAATAGTGTCGGCCCCTTCTGCGTGGGAATACTCCCCCGAAGCAAGCGTACTTTTCCCTTCTGCGTGGGAATACTGCCCCGAAGCCGTGCAGGTCGGAGCGGCAATGCCGACAGCCGCACTGACTGTAAACGGATTGTTTTTGATATATCCCTCAGAGGTGCTGTCGGTGTTTGTGAAATCTACCTGCTGCAATTCGGACAGATATTGAAAGCCTGTTCCGTTATACAGAAAATACGAGTTTGTGGGGTAGTTTTTTTCTATTGAGGTGAATG